CACCAGGCGTGGCACCCAACCGACGCCTTAACCGTGACGCTCCGCCGCCCCTCGAGGAGTCCGACTCCGACTCCGAAGCGCCGTCGTCCCGGAATGCAAGACGACGAGCTCGCGGTCGCGCACCTCCTCGCCGACCTCCAGCTCCAGACACCCCCCAGAGTCGTGCCAGCAACCACTCTGACTCCTCAGCTTCAAGCGTTCGAATTCAGCCTCAACGACCCGGAGGACCAGATAATGACCTCCACTCCATGGTGCAGCAGCTTTTAGCTGCTAACCTACGCGACGGTGAACAAGTGCTCTTCATTTCCCATTACGACCATGGCGACGAGCACCACCACATCCGCCGGGCTTACTACCCTGCCCACCATGCCAAGCTGGCCACTCGGCCCATGCCTGTCCGCAGCTGCCAGTGCCCATCATCGCACTGCAATCACCATGCTGCTGCGTTTGCTGTCTTCGTTATGACTGGGTCGTGGTACACGCCGCGGCAAATCGCCGACATCATCGAATCCACCAGCCGCCACCTCGCGTTCTTTGTACACCTCCACCCCGCTAGCCATACTATTTCAGGCTGGCAGGGTCGAGTCAAGTCTCGCCTCCATGTACATGGCGACAAGCCTACGTGCCACCTCGACTGGGATGGCTGCGTGGAAGTCACACCCGCCGCGTTGTGGCAGTACACTCCATTCGTTGATGTTGGGCGCATCGAAGGCGATCGCCACATGCTCAGTCTTTCGCGCGCCCTGCCACCCATCCACGCTTTGCATGCGACTACCGCCACAGTGGCGCGCTATGAACCCGCCGCCTTCCCCGAGATTGACCTCGAAAATCAGCTCGTGACTCCCGATTACTATGGCGATGTCGAACTCCGTGGCCTCATCGCCAGCGTACCTGGCCGGTTCCCAAAGACCGTTGCCAAACGCTTCGACGGTGCCCATGCCTTTTCCCTTGGCTCATCCATCGTCATGATGCCTGCCAATTCGGCCTCCGTGTGCATTCCTAAATCCCTCATCAACGAAGTGGCAACGCATTGCACATTCGCCTTTCGCGACGCCCACACGTTCCGCGCATTCGCTGCCAGCCTGCGCCTCAATCTCACGCCACACAACATACCCGCCTCTGATGGCCGACTCTGCATGACCTACGCCTTACCTATGGGCTTTTGTGTTGGTGCTCCCGACGAGATCGCCTCCATGGACATGTTCCTCAAACCTCATGAGAACACGTTTGGCCTCCTCGGTGAGTATTTGCGATTCGAGTTTCCATCACGCGTCGACCTTCGCGTTCTTCCCATGCGCTATCCGTGGCTTGTGGCTTTTCTCCTTGGCATCTTCCTCGCTGTCTACCTCATCTTCGCCCCACCTCCGCCACTCCTATCCATGTGGGAGTACACCCGCCATGTTGATTCCACATATGAGGCTTTGGGCACATTGGCATCCGTTGCCACAGGCTTGTATGAGCGTCGCATAGCCCCCGTGCTGCAATCAACCACTGGCACCCTTCGTGCCATACTTTCTACCACGCACAAGGCACCTGGGCCTGTCGACAAGACCTGCAAGTACCGTCTACCCAATGCCACACGCCCACTCCTCAACAAGCACGACGTTGGCCTCTACGGCTATGGGTTCAGTACCCATATGCCGATCGTCTTCGATGCCAACCTCCAGAACGAAACTATAGCCATCGTCAATCGGCAGTCCATGCCCACTGAACACAACGCCACCACGGTCTTGCGGTTCCGCCGCTTCGCATTGCGCCACATGGATGTCATCTTGCCTGGATGGCGCAAAGTCGCTCCACTCCAGCCCGTCTCCTTTGAAGAGTGGAATCGACGATTTCCATCAGCAGTGCAAAAGATACACGTTGAGGCACGAGCGCGGCTGCGGTCCGAAACTTATTCCCGTC